TTATCGCCTCTCTTTCATTGCTTGGCTATATAATAGCATAACCAAGTTTCTCTGTCAAGCAACTTTTATAACTCAGTTAAATTTTCTATTGACTTTTTTCTATCTTTATGTTTTAATGGATTTTAGACAGGAGGTGTAAAAAGTGGAGACCATTAACAATCGAATTGCATGGTGTGTTAAGGACAGTGGACTCACAAAAACAGCTTTTTCAGAACGCTTAAATGTATCTCAAGCTTTTATTTCTCAATTGTGCTCTGGAGTGAAAACACCAAGTGACCGAACAATTGCAGATATCTGCCGAGAGTTCAACATATCCGAAGTGTGGCTTCGCACCGGAGAAGGTGAACCCCACATGGAAAGAGATAAAGATGAAGAATTCCTTGAGATCATGGAAAAAATCAACATATCAGATGATGATTTAATTAAACGGATTATTAAGGCTTATTGGTTTTTGGATGATGATGAAAAAGCCGCTGTAAAAAAAATGATCGACAATCTATCTGGAAAATAAAAAGCCCCGGATTTCTCCGGGGCCTGGAAGATCAGCCGATCAGTTTTTCTAATATTTTTGCACGGGTAATCATGGCTCTCAAAAATTCTTCATTAGAATTTCTTTCTATAATGTATTGAAGCTCTTTCTTTAATCGCTCTGTTTTCTTTCTTTTCTCTTCTTTCATATAGCATCTACCTCTGAGCGATCAAAAGAGCTGCTTATTTTGGGTAATACCTGTTTAATAAACGTATCTAATCGTGGATCAGTAATTTCACGAATATCACGTACCCCAAAAAGTAGCTCTAAATCAGTTTCAATACGGTTTTTGTCTGGGCTCTCCTGAATCATCCAATAAATTCCTTCCATATTCATGTCGACTCCTCCTTTTCGACTCTATATAAATAATAGAACGTTTGTTTGATGTTTGCAAGTGAAACTATCCGACAGATATCGACATTAGTCCATGAATATGGTCTATGTAGTATACAAATAAAGGTGGTTTTATGGGACTATTTGATTTTTTGAAAAAGAAATCTACGATTGCTGTCAATACCAAAATATATACGCCAAGTGCAGAAGAACTTTCGAAAAGCAAGAAGGAACACGCAAGACAAGAAATAAGAAACTTTCAAAAAAATGAGGCCGGGCTTTATCCGCACGAAATTCTTTTACTCTCTTATTACGAAAAATATTACACTGGGAAACCTGTTGCTCGTTTCTGGCAGTATGAATTCGGCGTGGATGATGTGCCCGCGCTGATGCGAGATTTGGAACGGCGTGGATTTGCCTCTGGGGAGAAATTGACTCAACTCGGTAAGGAAGAAGTTATAAAAGGAGAATATATTTCCTATATTCGGCGACATAAATCGTATGATATTTCACTTTCTGAGTTAAGCATTCTTGTTAATAAGAATCCTAAAATGCATTATCGGGATTTAATTTGGGGAGAATTTAACCGAAAATCCCTTGAATATATGAAAAATCGGCAATTTGGATGGTATTGCAAAGTGCAATATTCTATGTATCAATTTTTAATGGAGGAACAACGTTATAGAGATGCTTTTTCCCATCTTGCTCAAGTTTTATTTTATGACCTAAACGGAAATGGTTCTCCATTTGTTTCCAATAATATCATAGAAAATATTAGAGAAATAGGCCGAATGCTCAACGAAACAGATGAACATATTATTGAAAAATTGCGAAATGAGTATTCCAGTATAGTTGCCCCATATAAAAATTTTACTAATGACGAAATAGTGTGCATTTTCGTCGCGTATGCTTTTGGTCATGACGAAACAGCTAAAAAAATATTGGACAGGCATAATGCAAAAATAATGTGATCCACCGCTGGAGGGCGGAATAAATAAAAAGGAGATAAAGAAATGAAAAAGTTATTTACTCTTGCGCTTATGATCATTCTGTGTTTGTCTTTGACTGCTTGCGGAGGAACCCCTCAAACGTCGGGGAATGAGGATGCATCCACTCAAACACCTCCTAATCTTGTCGGGGAATGGAAACAAACTAACAGCAACTCTGAGGATAGCTGGCAAGCTGCCACTATTGAAGGAAACACAATCACCGTCTATTGGGTCAGCGACAACGGCGACACAAAATCTCTCTATTGGGCCGGAACTTTTGATGCTCCTACAACTACGGAAGAGCCATACTCCTGGAGTTCTATAAACGATACGGAACAAACCGCATCTGCACTTTTAGCCTCTGGCGATGAAACTAAATCTTTTACCTACGAAGATGGAGAAATCAGTTACGAAGCATCGGCTCTCGGGACCACAACAACCGTTCGGCTTGAAAAAGCAAAGTAAAAGGATAAAATCTCCACTGAACGGATATAAAAAACGCCCCCGGTGTTGGCGCACCGAGGACGGTTGTAGAAGGGAAGATGCTTTGCAAGGGCTATCTTCCCTTCTATTCTAACGAATGGAAGGAGTATTGTCAATGTTATGTATCAAGTGCAAAAAAGAAATACCAGAATATTCCATCTTCTGTCCTTTATGTGGGAAAAAGCAAGTTGCAGAAAAAAGAAAAGCTTTAAAAAGAGTAAATGGAATGGGGACTGTTTATAAGCTCCAGGGGCGCCGGAAACGTCCCTGGGTGGCCGCAAAAAACAAAGTAGTAATCGGATACTACGAGCGAAAAACGGACGCTCTGGAGGCATTGGAACGGCTTGCGGGAAAGGATTTGACTGAACGATATAATATGACTTTTACTGAAGTATTTGAGGAATGGAAATCGGAGCATTACAAAGGTTTGTCCAAGTCTGGGCAAGAATCATACGAAATAAGTTATAAAGCGTTTCAGCCACTGTATGACAGAAAATTTCGAGAACTTCGCACTGCCGACTTTCAGACAGTTTTGGATGAGAACAAGGAGAAGCCGGAAGCAATAAGAAAATATAGGCAGCTCATCAACCAAATGTCAAAATGGGCTATGCGGGAGGAAATCAGTACACAGAATTTCGCCCAATTTGTCCAACTTCAGTCTGCACCAAAAAAAGAAAAAGAAATTTTCACCGAAGAGGAAATTGAAAAAATCGAAAAGGACGGTTCGGAAGCCGCCCGAATTATTTTAATGCTTCTTTCCACGGGTATGCGGATCGGAGAATTGTTCTCCCTTCGGTTGGAAGATTATCACGAAACATATATAATCGGCGGTTCCAAGACAGAAGCAGGACGGAATCGTGTGATCCCCATCCGGCCAGAGGGAAGGTCTCATTTTGCATATTTTGCTGAACAAGCTACAGGTCCACTACTTCTGTCAGGGTATGTGGGACAAAAAATATATGCAAATTATCGAAACCGGGATTATTATCCTCTACTAAATAAGTTAGGGATCGCAAAGAAAACCCCTCATGCTACTCGCCATACCTACGCCTCCAGAGCTGTTAAAGAAGGAATGCCGCCCGAGCTATTACAAAAAATTCTCGGTCATGCAGACTTTTCTACAACGGCAAACGTATATACGCACATTGATATTAATACTCTCGTAAAAGCCGTTGAGTAAACACCGTTACATACAGGTTACTAACAAATTAGAAATGAAAAAGGAAAAGAAAAACCCGCTATCCCTTGCGGGACAACGGGTTTTCTGGAGCTGCTGGGCGGATTCGAACCGCCGACCTCATCCTTACCAAAGAAAGGAAGAGGATTCCTGACACCGATTGATAAGTATTCTACCTTTATTTTCAGCCATTTTCAACTGTTTTTCCGATGGAGAAACAATCGCAGACGTTTAAGAACAGAAACGGTTACTAACAAATCACTAACACTTAGCAGGACCTTATTTTTCTCATTACTCCTTCATATACACGGGGATTAACAGTATGCAATGTGTCCATAAGGTCATCTATTATTTCCCATACAGCGTCCGGGTCCCTATTCTTCACCTCACAGAGGAAATCACTTTCCCCCCAGCGGGGAGGATCTGGGGAAGTAGAATGCCCTCCATCATAAGCAATAGGAACCGCCTTTCCTTCCTCCCGATCCATGCAGTCCCGGATAGTATAAAGGTTTGCCAGCTTGGCATAAGCCGGGTAGCTACTCTCCCCATACTCCAAACGGGCAATTTCAATATCTATTTCCTTGCGGTCAAGCATGGGGGCACCCCCTTACGCTTTCTCCAGCTGCTCCATAGCCCGGCGCAGGATTTCCTTTTCTCTTTCGTTGGCACCACTCATCATATCCTCAATCTGGTCCATCATGTGTTCTTTAGCATCGGTGCGGGAATACATGCGTCCATCCCGGCTATACCGGCCCATGGAATCCCGTTTCCGGCCACGGTAGCTGGAGCCTCGTCCATAGGTGCCGCGCATATCGGCCTCCCAGTCACCAGCCCGGCTGTAATCGCCGTGTTCCTCCAGCATCTCAATCTTGTCCAGGTTTTTAATGGTATCAGTCAGCTTGTGGACGATCTCCAGGTCTCCGGCGCCCAACTCGCCCTTGCGGGCAATTTCCTTCAGCTCTTCGCAGAGCTTTTCTTTCAGTTCATGCATATACATATTGACTCTCCTTTCAGGCCACACGCTCAACGATCAGGTTAGCATTTTCAATCTCAATCGTCTCTGTGCTGGTATTTTTGACTGCCACAGTCACACAGCAGCCACGGGGAACCTCAATAAAGGCCGCAGCAAACACGTTGAAAAACTCGTCCACCGCAGCAGGGGTCACGATAGCAGTGGCGCTGCCCAATGCTTCACCTTCTATCGCAATAGCAATAGAGATAGGTCCAACTGCGCCACCTGTGGGAATGGCAATATTGCCGCCAAATACAACTTTGTAACGGGCTCGGCATTGATTTGTCATACCGCGCAAGGTAACGATGCCAGAACCATCTCTATGTACAACACAATTAGATCCGCTCACGGGGGTCTCTGTAAATACGACATTCTGTCCCGCAGCCACTTGCTGCACAAATACGCCAGTAAATTCAGCCATAAGATCATTCCTTTCAAAAAAGATAGCGGCGAGGCTATTGCCCCGCCGCGCTTGTTCCAAAATCGGCACGGGGCCGAACATTCCGGTCATGCCGGAAAGTTGATGTATTAGGTTTTAGCAGCCGCAGCCACAGGGATTACACCCACAACCGGCATAAGGATTCGGGACCTGATAGGCCGGAATGGGCATGGGGTTGATGCGTCGGATCAGCTCATTGGTCTGCGCATCCAGAGTCGCTGTCAAATAGCTGTTCTGATTAGCCTGAGAGGCAGCCAGTTTCAGAGACTGGTTCTCGGCTTGCAGCGTTGTAATCTTGTCCTGGGTCAAGAAGTCAAGAATGGCTCGGCTGTTCGCATTGGCATTGTCAATAATGTCCCTGGTGCTGTTCTGGATAGTGTTTCGAGTATCGCATGCCTGGGTGGCCATGTTATAATTCACACCATCAATAGCGCGCTGGGTATCGCAGCAACACTGAGCCATCTGTGCCCCCAAAGCATTGAAGCCCTGCTGCGTCTGATAACCAAGAGTACAAACGGCATTATCAACGCCATGGAATCCGTTACTCACTGCATCACGAATGGAATTCTGTCCATTCTGTAAACCATTCAGAGCAAAGCCTTCATTGATGTCGGCGCGAGTAGCCCAGCCCTGAAAGCCAGGGCCATTGGTACCACCGTTACCGCCAAAACCGCCACCGAAACCGTTCCCCCAGCCAAACATGCCGAAGATCAGAAACAGGATAATCCAGGAGGCCCAATCTCCACCCCACATGGAATTACCATAACCGCCGCCCTGATAGGCAGGAGTTACTGGCATGGTCATCACAGTATTGTCCGAAGAAAGACTCATTGTTTTTTCTCCTTTGTAAATTTATTTTCAAAACCCGGCCGGGATTTTGATTATATTTATTTCCCAAACATCCACCGCATCCCCTCGAACATCCCTTGCATTTGCTGAGCCTGTTTCTGGGCTGCATCCAGTTGGGATTGGGTGAGTTTGCCACTGGACACCAATTCGTTGATCATAGCGTTTGGGTCCTTGCCTTTCATTTGATTCATGAACTGCTGAAACTGCTGCATCATATTGGATTGGCTATTCCCTCCACCAAGAACTTGAAAAATCGGATTAGGCATTACTCTCGTCCTCCTTAGCTCCCTGCTCTTTTGCAGGTTGTTTCTGCGCTGTCAGAGCGTCCAAGCGGGCAGCCAGAGCGGCTAATTCCTCTTTGGTGGCAAACTGAACAGACGATTCCTGCACGGATTGTGAGGCTTTCTTTGCCCCCGTACGTTCGGTATAATCAAATACTCGAAGAGGCAGGGGCATCCCTGACGCATCAGTTGATTTGATATAAAACGTAGAGTTTTCACTGTCCATCAGCAAACGGTTTTCTCCTGGTGCAACTAAATACCCTTTTGCCCCTTCTTCCCCTTGCACCCAGATAATTCCATTTCCAGCTGTGTTTCCCTGTGGCGGAACAGGTTGTCCCTGCATAGGAGCTTGGAACGGCTGTTGTCCACGAAGCTGCGCAAGATGATCCGGCGCAGGTGGCGGATAATATGGAGACTGATAGCTTGGATAATATTGATAAGCCATTTTTGTTATCCTTTCTCCCAAAAATATAAAACGATTTCATTTCCACTATCCCAAGTATCGTAAATGGTGCCGTCCTGCACGCAAACGACATGTCCAGATAGGGCAAGAATGTAGGTCCCTTCGGGATTCCTGTCTGCAAAGGAATTTACCGTTGTATCTTCTTCTGCCAGATTTCTTTGGTATCCATGTTTTCTGAGGTATGCCCCCCAAACATGATTTGCCGATGGCATATCTCCCATTTGATACCCTTGTAGCACAACTCCGATATATGTTTTTTCCCAGCTCTGTCCTAACGCTTTTGACAAAGCCCTTATTGTGCAATCCCCGACGTTTTTCTTTTCTGGATTCGGGTTGTAATAAACAAACATAAAACCACCTAAATAAAAAAGGATACAGTTCGCGCCTATTGGCCAGTGGTTATTCCACTATTCACTGCATCCTCCTTTAATTTTTATTCTATTGCAATTCTTTCGATAAAATGTTCATCCTAAATACAGGAAAAGCACAAAAAAAGACCACCCAAAAGGGTGGTCAAAGTACATGGGAAATTTTCCGAAGTGATTCCCTGTGCCTCTCTTTAATTGTACGTTCGGAAAACCCAAGAGAATCACCGATATATCGAAAATCTTTTCTCTGAACATAATGCATCCTCAAAATAGCTTTGTCCTCATCATTCAGTGTGCATCGCGCTAAAACTGCATCAAATTCAGATACAAGCGGAATCTCTTTCAATGCTCGTCTTGTTTCAATGTGTCCTGGGCTTGAATTTTGTTTCTGTGCCAGTAAATCAAAGAGGATTAAACATAATGCTTTACACTCTTCTAATTCGTTTACTGTTCCTTCTGGAATCTTCATAAACCAAACTCCTCCATTTTCTGGTTAAAGAGGACTAACAGTTGACATATTTACAAATATGAATTATTCTTTGTATAAAGGGGATGATCATTATACAAGCAAAAATCAAAGGAACACCTGCTTCTCTCCACGAGTCACTAAAAAAAGCGACAACAAGTATGTTGGTTCTTTTTCTGTTGCGTCAGAAACCTATGTACATTTATGAAATTATGTCATCTATTTCAAAAATGAGTGACGGAAAAATTTCTTTTTGTACTCTATACGCTTTATCTAATAAACTTCAAAAATTAGGTTTTGTCCGTGTTGCGTCTAAAGAAGTGAGTGAAGATAACAGAATCCGCGTATACTTATCAATTACAGAAACAGGATTAGATTATCTTTCGGACTGTATTGCATCTTACAAAGATTTTAACCATGATATAAACGAAATACTTTCAACTGACGTCTTAAAATAACCCCTCTGGATATATCCCAGAGGGGTTTTCCATTTACCTCTGAGCAAACATAATTTACAGTAATCCTTTTCGCCCCAGCACTGCAATCACCTCATCCCGTTTCATGGGGCGCTCCGGGCTGGTGCCATCCACGATGCCATTTGCCGCAGCCTTTGCCCAATGTCCCTCCTGTTGGGACCAGGCGGGCTCAGACAGCGTCTTCGCGTGGAGCTCTGCTTTCTGCATGAGCTGGTAGGCTTGTTCGTTGGTCATTTCAGAGATCAACTTTGCAATATCCATGGGTTCATCCTCTCCTTCCAGCCGCCGGTTGACCTCGGCGGCAATCTCTCCGTGCCGATTGTATAGATAATCCCCCGGGCACGCCTTGGCGGCAAACCACCGGTGAACCGTCATATTCTGCTTGTCCACCTGGCCGATCAGGGATTTATCCCCTTTCCACAGTAGTTTCTTGATCCCATTTCTCCGGCAGATATCCGTCAATAGGTCCAGCAATGCGGCGTAGGCTCTGTCTGACACCGGCCAATCCGGCGCCCCGCCGTTGTTGGCTACCTCAATGGTAATGGCCCGGTGATCGTTGGAGGCGCTGGAGGTACACCAGGACCGGTTGGCCTCCTCCACATACAGGGCAATCCGTCCGTCGCTTCCAATCCCATAATTGCTGCTGGCTTTACGAGACGGGTCAGCAAACAATGCCCCGCAAGTCTCTACGCTGGCATTGCCTGCCATGCAGTGAACGGAAACGGTGTCGATTACGTGGTTGCGCCGCCCGGAATGGTTGGGGGATAATTTGGTGTAGGTCACAAGAGGGCTGTTACTCATCTTTATCTTCCCCTTTTCCGTTGGTCATCTCGTCCAGCATAGATTCTGGAATATCATCTTCTGGATGTACAACAGACAGAGGAGCATTCTTTTCTTCCATAGGAATCCCCCTTTTACTTAAAAAGGTCTGCCAGTGTCTTTGTCTTAGACTTCATGTAGGAACGCTGAATATCATTCCATTCGTCCATTTCCTTTTCCCAGCCGGTCCAGCCCTGCTGCTGCGCATACATGCGGGAGGCAATGTCTACGTCCACGCCCTCTTTCTCGCTGATAGCCTTGATTGCCATGCGATTCGCATAAAAACGATTTGCCATACGAATTCTCCTTCTTTGTCTTTAGTTTTTGTTTGCAGTTTCTTTCTCAACTTCCGGCAAGCCCTTGATACTAACCAGCAAGGACAGTATGCCGGACAGTATGGTGGCCGACAGAACCACCGGCCATTCCACCGCAGAAAGCACCGCTGCCGCCCCAATCGTGGCAATGGCGGTCTCTGCCATGGTCTTGATTGCACGGATTCCCGCCGCTTTCCACCAGGCTTTCCATTTCTCACTCATTCCCTTCACCCCCTCTCACAGCCCGATTTTTGCCAGCAGAAACGCAATCACTGCCGCGAAAACAGCCCAGATTGCTTTATCAGCCAACCCTTCCCACCGGCGTGCGGGCTTGATCTGGAGCTCACTCACCTGGCTGAGTGCCGATGTGATTTTGGAGGACATTTCATCCAGCTTGTCCAGAATCTGAACATACTGTTCGTCCCGGCGTGCGCTCTCAGTTTCCAGGGCCCGGATGCGATCATACATCTCCTTATGGGTCTGCCGGGCCGCATCCAAATGGCTGTTCAGAGACTTCTCCAACATGTTAGCCTTTTGCATCCCCAAGCATTCATTCCCGGGGTTGAAGGTACACTTGTCCATGGGCATAACAGCCCTCCTCTCTCTGTGTGGGATGGTTCGTCAGGGATATACTTCCTCCCAAAACTCCGGATTCGTCTCCGGGGACCAGGTGTTGGTGTCAATCTTGCTGCGCCAGGTTTTGCCATCTGCGGTACAGCAATCCCCTTTGGCGTAGGGGGAAGTGGAGAGGGAGAGGAAGGGCAGCGCCTTGTCCGGGTCAGTGGACCAGACAAACCCCCACTGGGCGGGCAGCTCCTCCGGCTCCTGGGGATAGATTTCACTGTCGTAGACCTGGAGGAGCCGAACCACCCGCCCGGCGCTGGACCGGCAGACAAAGCCATCTTTCTGGCCTGCCTTGCGCTCCAGCATGTTTTTGGCAGCCTTGGCCGCCTGGAAGTCCGGGATATACTCCTCTGTGGCACAGAGTTCCGTGCCGGTCATGGAGGGGGATTCTGCTTGCAAGTTGACTGCGGCAGCCTTCCCCGCCCGGCGCAGGGTATCCAAAACAAACTCTTTTTCAGTCAACGTCATTCACTCCTTCTCGAATTGCTGCCGCCATGGCGGCCCAGGTAACGGGTTCCTCCGGCTCTTCCAGCGGGAGGTCGGGGTGGTCTGCTTCATAGGCGTCCAGCGCCTCCTGGTTGGTCTCCAGGCTTGTTACAGCGCCGTTTTCCACAGTCAAGGTCACAAACCCCTTTGCCGCAAGATAGGGGCTCAGGAGATCGTCAGGTAGGGTCACACAGTTTGGGAAAGGTTGTCCCATGGGGTTGCCGTGGTTGCCGGTCTCGTTCGGACTTGAGTTGATGTAATACATTTGTGCTCACTCTCCCTCCAAAAATGCAACATACTTATAAGTTTTACCAGAGGAATTCGGGAATCGAGAATAATCACCTTTGGATAGGGTCAACTTCCCTCCAGACCAGGTTGCACTCCCCGTATAATTTGAAATTCCGCTGCTTCCAGTCGGCACAATCCAATTTGTATCAGTGAACATTGTGACGTCGACATTCAAAAAACCAATCAGCGGCCTATTTTTAAACGGAATTATCACGTTTTCTGTCCCTGTGCCAACGTATGAACCGTATTTGATGTATCCCAAAGAGGATCCACCAAAGTCCCCCAACACCCCCAGATACTCAATAGTGGTGCCTGCGGGGATGGCGGGGTAGCCGGTGACCTGTTGCATTTTATTGACAAGAAATCCATAATTATATGGATAACCGAGAGAGACTCCGTTTTCAAAGTAACTGACAATGGCATCATCGGGGATATAGACAAGGTTAGTTCCTTCACTTCCACCATTATCTTTTTCTCCACTCACAGTAATAAATTTACCTCTAATAGCACTTTGAATATTACTAACCCAGCTATCATTAGTGGCATTTGCGGTATAACTTTTTACATTTTCCTGTGTCAATGTCCCAGTATCGGAAACTTTAATTGTCTCGGAGTAATAATAATTGGACGCATTACCAGTCCACGCCGATGCAAACAGGTATCCACTCACCATATCCCCCAACACATACCCCGCCTCTTTCGCATCGTCTCCCTCCTGGTAGGCGTTGCGGTTGACAGAGGTTAGGTAGGTGACGTGGGTGCCAGGGGGAACGGCAGGGACTGCACGTACCTCTTGGTATTTGCTGGTATAAATTACTCCACCCAAATAGGTATCTGGTTCTCTACTTATAGTGGCATCGGAAGGAATGAAATAAACATTTCCTGGGCCTGTCTCAAATTCATTTTCACCACCAATAGTGGAAGAAGGATCGCAATAAAAAAAGTTACCCTTTAGATTATTTCCTTTTTGTACAGAAGAATCGTCTGAATTAAGACTGAGAGTTTGTTCCCCATTTATAGTTATTGTTCCATTGTCGTCGACTGTAATTGTTTTTCCGTAATGAAATGACGCTTGCGTCGACGGGGTTTGGGGATAAGTTAATGCTGCTTTTCCTTCTTCAGGCCCAAGAGAATATGTCGCAGGTATTTTTTCATCCGTTTTAACCGTCTTCCTCCACACATGGACGTTGCCGACGTTTGCAAGGACATTGAAAGCATCGTTAGGAGTTGAATTAGCTCCCGTAGAAAGGCCCAGCGTGGAGATCACCGTATCTGAGAGAAGGTTTGCTTTGTTTAGAGGGGTTCCCAGCTGGGTCCAACCATCCTTGTTGATCCCATTGAAATCTACGGGAAATGTCCCAGCAATCATGGCCTGCAAAAAGTCCTCATAGGTTGGATAGAGGGACAAGGCTTCCCCTACTGTCTTTAGGTATCGTGAATTCCCGTTCCCTTTCATAATGGCGTCTTGCACTAAAACACACCCTTTCTTAAAATTCTCCGCACATGGCCTCTCCCGCCATGAGATAGGATTTATCCATCCATTGGAACATGGATTCTACTTGGACAAGGATCTTTTCCAAATTGTTCGCTTCCTGGAAGGTGAAACTCTGCATATCAGAGGGGGCTTCTGGAAGATCAGGTACAAAGGGGAAAGTCTCTCGAATCCGTTTAACATTAGAAACATATCCCTCAGATTGCTCTAATGTTGGCTTGTTCTCTTTCACCCAATAATCTCTGCCCGGTTCTGGATTGACTGGAACATACGGGTTTACATACCCACGGGTATATAAACTATCTGAAAGGAACTCGGCAGCCGTTGTAACCCGGTTCATATCAGTTTCGTTATATGCTCCCTTATAGCTTGTCTGTGCAAGCTGAATTAGTTCTTCTTCTGTCTGATCTTCTTTGGATAAGATCGTAAGAAGTTCCTCAATGTCCGCCTGGCTACGGTCTGTAATGAGCCGTATAACATAAAGTCGAAAAGAAGAGGACAGACCTGCTTTATCCGTTGCGGTAACAGTGATGTAGTTCTCCCCCACGCGAAGCGGCACCGTATGTGAGAACTGTCCGTGTTCATCAATAGCCGCTTCCTCCCCTCCCACAAGCAAGGTGACAGGAGATGTCGTCACATCCTTTGTTACCCCTTCCACCGTAATAGATTCATCGTCAACGATTTGCCTGTACTCATGCACAGTCAGCTCAGGAGGAACCGTGTCTACAATGTAAACCGAAGATAAACTGGCTTGATTCCCGTCGTTGTCCTGGATGGAGGCGGTCAAGCTATGATTCCCTTCGCTCAGTTCATTTCGTGGAGTATAGGTGAACTGATAACCTTTCTCCGTGGCCTGCGTGGAAATATCTCCCTCGACCCCATCAATCAGCATGGAAAGAGAGGATGGATCAATCCCGGAGCCGTTCTCCTCGTCAAATGCTTCTACAACAAAGGTCGGAACATTGGTTGTCAATATCCCTTCTGCCGGAGATAATAGCAGAATAGTCGGGGGGACTTCCTCTTGCACCGTCAACCGAAGCCCAGGGATATTCGTCCCATCCGTTGTGGTGGAAACGCCCTTGTCGTTCGTCGCGGTTATTTCTGTGTTGAAATATCCCCCTTCTTCATTGTGGGAGGTTTTGCCCGGAACAATGACAGTCTCATATTTCCTTGTCGTTTCATTAAATGTAAGAGTGTATTCCTGTCCATCAAACGTCGCTTTTACCGTAGTTATCGACATGAATTACACCTCCCCACTCTGAAACTCACCCGACACTCTGATCTCTTCTTGCTCTATCGTCTGCACATCAAGTACGATCACTTGGAGCAATACAGAATCCCCGACATTTGCAGTCACTGGCGTGAACGTCGCTGAGATCACAATAGGAGACCACTCTTCTGCCATTTAGATCACCCCCCAGATACCGGCCAAAAAGTCCATTCTCTACTGTATATCCCAATATAAAATGACGCACCCGGAAGCTCCAGGCACACCTTCTTCTCCTTCTCCGGGGTAGTTGTCGATCACAGTCCTGCTCCAGGAATTACCTTCCTCATCTGTGCCGCTCTCTTCACGTCTATTTCCTTTCACGCCCCCGGCGCCACCTTTTCCACCGTCTCCTGTATTTGCAGTCGGAAGTTGAACCCCATCTCTTGCAAAGGCATCCCCCGACACAATGTCTGTATAGTTAGGGTCAAAATTTTGTCCATCTGCGGCAGAATATGCGCCGAATTTTGTTACCCCACCAGATTCTCCAGGAGCGCCACCTCGACCAATCTCCACATTAAACACCTGATTGGGGTTAATTTCGATTGTTTCTGCCCAAACAAGGCCACCCTGTCCGTCTGTTCCATCTGTACCGGCTTCATCCCAAGAACCATCGGTCCCGGTTCCTCCACCAGACCCACCATTTACAAGGATGGCACGTAATTTTAGAACTCCGTCCGGCGCTGTCCATGTCCCTGACGAAGTGATGATTTCCCGGTTCTGGAAAAGAAACGCACCGTCTGCCTGGAGCAAAACGCTTGTGCAATTAGATAGCACCCCGCTCGAAAAAGAGAGGTCCTGCTGAATCCGACGCGCCGTCGTGGCATTGGATTCATCCAGCCAAATTGTATCAACGTCTCCAACTTCGGACGCCGGATTCCCACAGTTTGAAATTTCATATTGGTTTCCGCCAAAGGTAGACAACATAAGACGCGCAGCGGCAAGCGCCTGCTCCTTTGTTTTGATAAAGGGGTTGTCTACGGACTTTGTCTCACTTGATGAGGTTGAATTGCCGGAAATAACATATTTTGTGTCGTTCCCGTCATTTAAGGTGAAAATGATCGCAGCAACATCGGGATTTGCTTTCATTGTGGGATAGGAAATCAAATTTTCCAACGTAATTTTATCTCCTTGATTCCATAGAGGTTCGACAGCAAGTTTCCCTGTTTCTGCGTCTGCTCTTGGCCAAGTGGCAGAGGCCATACATACCCATAAAAGGAGGTCTCCACAGGTTACACCAGAAACGTCTTCCTCATTTGAAACGATCAACGCGGTATCCGCATAATTTGTGTCCACTGTATATCGGTTTTCAAAGTTCACTCCAAGCTGCGCCACGATAGCAGCGACCCATCCTTCCAACGTCTCTGGCAAAGAATCTGGAACAATAAATTCTCTGGATTGCAGGAGGCCAATGATGTCTACCAGGTCCCATTGCATGGTCAATCCGTTATCGCTGGTCTTCCATCCTCCAGAATACTGATAAAACATCCCGACGCTCTTATACTCGTCCGTCCCGTCTGGGAGACGAATTCCCATAGAAATGTCTATGGCCTGTCGTTCTTCAATCGACTTAAAAACACCCGCTTTATTCCTTGGTTCAAATCGCCGGTCTAAATTATCCATCTTGATCGTACATGTTCCATACGGAAGGGATAAGCAAGAAATATCCCCCTGGTGTTTCAAGCTGAATTCCGCGATTACATTGCCATCCCATTCCTCATAGATGCCGGGGATGATCTCAACAACCCGCAGTCTTCTATATGGCAGAGACCACTTCGTAACAGTAACCCGAATGGCGTCTGGATTATTTACTGTAAACCCATCCACATTAATTTCCCGCTTTGTATTCCCCTTAAATTCTTTTACAAAATATGCTGTGCTTCCCTGTTTCACTTCAATCTTAAAGTCAACGGGATATCCGTCCCATACTGCGGTGGGGAAAACGACAGAACATGCCTGCAAAATTAATACATTGGAAAATGTCTCTTCCACATAAACCGGGGAAGAAAATGTTCCGTCTTCCTTGGACAAAGACGCTCCAATAAACCCGACCTGGTCGACCTCTGCCCTTGGGAAAAGATTGAATTCACCGTTCAAAATAAACCGATTCCGTTCCAATGTTGCATAAGGAACAATCTCAAATACATGGTCATAAACCTGCCCTGGGACGCTGAAATCGTCCTCTCCATCCGAGTTCACGACGCCAAATACAATATCCGGGCTGCTGATATCAATCACAGCCCGAAGGACAACGCGCCTGGCATCCCCATAAACCGCCAATTTATAGGTAGAAGAGCTGTCAATCATGCGGCCTCACCTCTCGTAACTCCAGGGAAAAATCCCCCCAAAGCGGCCTTGCGGTATCCCCATTTTCTCCCGGAAGCATCTGACTCCACATGAATTTAGGGTACGTAAAGGCCATGACAAGAAAGTTTGAATAAAGGAGTGTTCCAGAGGAATCCGGAGGCAAAAAACCACACGTAATTGCTTGTCTTTTTCCCTTTCGGCACACTGAAATCAATTTATTTTTCGTATCATCATCAAAAAAACCATACTGATATGTAATATGCCAGGCATTTCCTCTCAGTTGACGAACAATCCGACCTGTAATCATTTCCACATCAACAGACAACGCCTGTTCTTCCACCACATAGCCGCCCTTTATGCTTTCTGGCAAGATCATGTTGTATCCAGTTGTGTCTAAAATAAGTTGTGTCATAACCTTCCTCACGTCGGATTCAGAATGGGAGTTCCGTTTGCTTTTGCATACTTTGTCAAGGGGGCAAACAGATATGTCGCCAGCTTCGTCCCATCCGGGAGAACAAGATTGAGTGTAATCGGCCCATTCTGTCCTGAATTTTGCACTGCGGAAGAGATCCCATTGATTATCCCCGCAGAGGATCTTCCAATACCAGAGTCAGAAAAACTAACTCTCGCCATATCAAATGCGTTTACATCTCTGATAGCCGGTTCCGGGACCTCAACACTTCCCGCTTCTAAAAGCCGATTTGCCATGTTTGACATAGCATCAAGCGCAGATGGCATCCCCTTGTCAACTCCAACCGCAATGCCCGCTGGGATCATCATACCCACAACATCTCGAAACGCTCTGGAAGGACTGTTTATCCCAAGGGCACTCTTAGCTGCATTCAGCAAACTTTTTGCTTTATCACTTACCCAACCGGTTAAAGCACTCCATCCTCTTGATATTCCGTTTTTAATCCCATTCACAATGGCGCTTCCAATGTCTAAAAACGCATTGAACGCATTCGAAAAAACGCCTTTTATGTCTTCCCAAACCCCACTAAAGAAATTTGTGATCCCATCCCATGCAGACTGAGCGGCTTCTTTTGCAGAATGAAATTTCTCACTAAAGAAATCTCGAACCGCAGAAAAAACACTTTTAATTCCTTCCCATACAGAAGAAAAGAAGCTGGAAATTCCATCCCAAGCCGCCTCTGACGCCTGCCGCGCCTGCTGGAATCTTTCACTGAAAAATTCCTTGACAGCGGAAAAAGCTCCCTTAATCCCTTCCCATACCCCGGAAAAGAAGTCCTTCACCGTACTCCACGCAGCTACAATGGCGTCTTTGGCCGAAAGGAAAAATCCTTTAATTGCTTCCCAAATTGCGCCAACGGCATCTCGGAACCCTTCATTCGTTGTCCACAGGGTAACAATCGCGGTAACAAGAGAAACCACCAATGTAATGATCGCGCCAATTGGGTTGGCTTTCATTGCCACATTTAGCCCTTGTTGTGCTGTTGTCGCTGCAACCGTCGCCGGGACAAACAAGCTGGTGAGAGAGGAAACAATCCCAGAGATCAAGGAGGTCACTTTCCAAGTAGCAAATGCCGCGCCAATTCCCGCAACCGCAGAAATGATTGTGGGGCCGTTATTCACAAAAAATCCCACAAACTGAGAGAACCCATTGACCAGAGAAGAAATATCAATCCCAGAAATAAAATTTGCAATCTGGGGGGCAACCGCCGCCAAGGCCGGTGCAAATTCTGTTAAAAGCGCCGTTTTAACCTGAGAGACCGCGCCTCCAATCTGTGCCATTGCATCTTGCACTTGCTGCTGTGCAGACCTGGATTGTACCAACGCGTCATTGTTTCTATAAAATGCGTCACTGGCTTCATCATAGGTGCCCGCAAGGGTATCCATAATGAGTTGATTCCGCTCGCTCTCTGTGGTGCAAGCCGCCAATTTTTTATTGAAATCATCTTCGCTGATTCCTGCCCAATTAAGGGCATCAGCCAGAGATCCTGTTACTTGGCCGACTTTTGCTGTTTCATTCGCGGATTCAATCAGACCTTCAATGGGAAGAGAGTCGCCGAAGGTACCAAAAACTCCCGCTGCAATATCAGTCCAGGTAGCAATATCCTGTTCACTAAGGGCAAGCTTTGCTAACAGCTGGGACGCCTCTGTGGCTGTGTCTGTATCGCCAAGGATTCCATAAAATGCACTGTATGCCTGCTGCGCTGCGTCGGCGCTCATCCCGGCAGCGTCAAAGGCTGTGTTTAATTTCCCCTGCGCAATCCTATATTCTTCCGTTGCAGAATCCACTGCCAACAATCCGCCAACCAGAGCGGTTGCTGCTCCTCCAACCACAGCAAGTCCCTTTGCTGCGGTTTTTCCTGCGCTTGCGAGCTTTGATCCCAGGCTCTTAGAGGTTGCTTCTCCCCCCTGGGATACTTTCTTAATCCCAGAATCATACTCACTGGTATCCAGTGATATCTTTGCGTAAAGATCAAATAGGTTAATCGGTTCCACCTCCCATCTGAAATGGCACCGCTTAGCCCTTCTCCACAACCACTTATGTAGAGGAAATAAGTCTCAATCCGGTTTTTTCAATCACTTGCGCAACAATTTCTTCTCCCGTTTGCTCTTTTTGGGGATTGTCCTCGATAAATGAAATCCATCGTTTCTTGATATAGCTTCCCCCCGCATACTTGGCTGTATTTTCCCCAATTACACGCAAAGAATCTGTGATATAAATATCGTATAGTTCTTTTTTGATCGTATTTTTTATTAGCGTTGGAAGGACAGAAATATAAGAACTCCCGCTCATTTTGGGTGCTGACAGCAGAGATAGAATTATTTTGTCTCTTCCTCCTGCTGCCACGATTTGAAAAAAGTCAGGAGCTCCCGATCTTGAAACAACTCTCTAATCTGTTTGATCGTTGTTCCTACGTTCTGTTTCCCAATTTCCTCTGCCGAAGTTTCATTCAGTACAGCCAGAACCCCGAAAATATCCGCTCGATGCGCTTTTAGTAAAACCGGCGCCAATGCCGCACACTTTTGCGCCGCAAATGTGTACATTTCTGCGACATTCTTTCCTTTTGTATCAAATTTTTTACCCAATTCGTCCAGCAGTGCCTTGTCCCCTGTAATGTTTGCAATGTAAGGAGTCAGTTCGCACAGGACGTCCAATGCCCGATCTGTGGAAAGTTCAGAAATTTTCATCAAGACTCACCCGCTTCCGCTGTCCCAGCCTTAATATAAACCTCAAAAGGCACTCTGCTTTGTTCCGCAAGGGAGTAATGCCCTGTAAATTCAAACTCAAATTGTCCCTTTTCTTTGTTTCCGCTTTGCAGCTGGAATCCCCCTGTGGACAGGCCGTTCAACATATGAATTGCGACAAACCCACCATTTGTTGCCCCCGTCTTGTCTGAGTAATCTCCCACCCACCAAATGTCTTTGAAATCAGTCGTTAAAAGATCATTGCGTGGTTTAACAAGGGTTTTGTCCGATGTGTCAATATCCGCAATCCCAACCAATGTTTTTGCAAGGTTTACATCAACGGTCACGAACGTACCGGACATGGTAACCTCCCAGCTATCAAGACGCTTTAATTCAAGAACATTGACCGGGGCATTATCAATATCCTCTCCAAAGTCAGAGAATTCTGGCGTTGCAACAAAATTTACCCCGCCAGACGTTGCTCCAAGAATATCCTCTTCTTCCACAGTTCCAGTCCCTGGGGTAAAATCAGACAGCAAAATTCCAGCATTCAGCTGTAACTTCTGAAATGTAGTTTCCGGAATACGTGTAAATTTCATATATAGTTCACTCCCTTAATTTAGTGTGAAATATTCCGCAGTTATATTTATGTATCGGCGTTTAACAGCTGGATCTTCCTGGTATGTAAGACTCTGACACCAAGGTGACCCCCGCTTGATCCAGATAAACCCACCATCGCACGGAATTTGTATGCCACCATATCCGATTTTCTTTGATAGCTCTTGTGCCTTTTCATCTGGAATAGCCTCGCTCTCCGTGCGAAACCATAGGTTGACTGTCAGGCCGATCTCCCCGGCGTCAAAGGCCCCGTCAGTGTACTCGTATGTGCCGTAGGGCATGACCACGTCCTTTGGGACAGAGGAAGCCCGGTAGAAGGGCATGAACTCATTGAACCAGGCAAATAGGGCTTTGTTTTTGGTCATAGCGCCCCGGCCTCCTGCCACGCTTTCACCAGCTTTGGGCCTTGCTTGGCAATCCAGTCCACCATTTCCTCGTTGGTAGCCCACTCGCTATTTTCAGCAAGGCCACTCTCAAAAAGAAATGCATGGACAATCTCGTGGCGGATATTTTTTTGCTCTTGCAATTCCAGTTTCCCTTTGCTGCCAGGCTCCCCTCTCTTATAGTTCTCAACTACAATTTCTTTTGTGGTTTCATCACAGAAGCCATCACAGTCTTTTAGGCGGGGTTCTTTTTCTTCTGAAACAAAAGCGATGCTGTATTTCACACCTAAAACATTTACATTCATGTGGTCAGTGCCCACCTTTCCGCCGTGAAGTATTTTAGCGGCAAGGTAGATGAGCGAGGCGCAACCTTTTCCTCCGGGTTGGATGTTACTCGGTAGGTCTGGCCGGTTTCCGTGTCCTTGAATACGTCGTTGTACTCAATGGGTACAGCCTTGTCCACCAAGGCGGAATAGAGGCTTGTCACGCCCTGTTTTTCGGCAATGCGGGCTTCCATGGAAGTATCAAGGGCTTGATAATTGGTAAACTCTGCGCCCTCTGTCCACTCCACGATGTAACCGCCCGCGCCATCGGGGACACGCTTCTTTTCTAACAGAATACAGGTACGAGCAAAATCATCCAACAAACTCATATAATACCTCCGATCCTCCGCCAAGTATTCAGGCGGCCCTTGAAAACATCCTGCCATCCCACAGCCACGCCACTTGCATTGGTAGCTTTGCTATACGAATAACCACCAAAACTCTCACTGGTATATGGGCCAGGGACGCCATTTTTCTCGTCCCAGGCCGCAATTTCATCTGCAAGAGAGATGACCGCTTTCGGCACCGCCAGCGCCCACACAGCGCCATCAAATGTTTCCTCGGTCATGTCCTTTGCCGGGTATTGGTGGAGGCCATCATTAAAGACAGACCCCACCACCCGGAAATACTGCCCTGTTTGCAGGAAGGGCAGCGTAATGCCGCCGTCCTGCACGGTGAACTCTCCGGAGTGAATGCCATCAGGCACCAAAAACCAGTTGTTCAGGTGTTGCAAAACTTGCTCCAGCATCACGCCGCCCTCCTTTTATTGCTTTGCCCGGGCTTTCGTTTTGGCTTGCGGTTCAAACGTTGCCCCTGTAAAGGTAAATTTCACCACGCTGGAATCATCAACAAGAATCTCGAAGGTGTCATCCTTGGCCACCCGGAAGACAATATCTGCGTCAAACGGGATGTTTTCCTTTGTGGGAGAACCGTTTTTCTTGAAGGTCATTTTGGTTCCTGTCTTGGTCAGATGAAACGGGAAGTAATACCCGCTCTGCTCGTCCGGCTCGCTGCTGAACTCCGTATAATCAGAAACATAATGAAATGTTCCAATCACAGATCCGTCAGCCTTTACCGCCAGATCATCGCCGACTAAATCAGAAACCTGTTTCCCCAATAGGGTCTGACTGCTGGGGAATAGCGTTAAGATGTCAGACCCAATTAACCCCCCGGCGATACAGTAATTTTGGCAATGCCATCCAAATACTCAGCCCACAGTTTCATGCCCATAATGGCGTAACTTTCGCCCACAGCTGTGCTGTAATTGCCCTGGGCATGGAAGCCGATCAGGTTGGTCTCGCCCTGCACGGTGTAATTCAGCCCGAGCCGCGCAAACTCGCTGTCGCCAGGATCTGCATAATACAGGTCAATGTTTTCAACGGGAGTAGCGATTACAGTGTTCCGCGCAATGGCGGTATTACCAGAAACGGTAGCGGGAAGCAGGAACAGGGTGGAATATCCCATGAAGTCCTTGACGTAGTTGATGCCAAACTGGGTCTGCACAGTGATGTCCGCCGCGCCCAGGTAATCGTAAGCATCCAGGACATTCGCAAACCCGACGACTGAGGTCACGTCCTTTGCCATGCCTGCGAATTTATTCAGCACCTCGCCTTGGGCCTTTGCAAGTGCGGCCTGCCAAGTGGTGGCGGTTCCCTTCAAAGAACCAGTGTTCAGGAAGGTGTAGAAATCACCCAGCACCACGTTTTGCAATTTGGTTAGGAAAGCGTCGTCGCTCTTTTCCACGGCAATTTCCGCACCATACTTGTCCACGTCCTCGATGGGGACTGCCTTGGCATACTTCTTGATGGTCAAGTCAGCCTTTGTCGCCTGAGTAATGGTGGCCTTGCTGTACGGGATCACATTACCGGGGTCAACGTCACCATCCTCCAACGTAACGTCAGCCGTGTAAGAGATTAGCTGCGTGCCAGGGGTCTTTCGGATGGGCCGCATGATGCCCAGAATGGTGCGAAGCGCATCCCAGTTATCGTTAAACCGGGTAACAAAGTCCACCTCGCGGGCGGTAACGCTGGTATAGGTATTGGGGAGAGAATCCCTCGGATTAGTCAGGCTTTCAACTTTTGTAGCAGCCATTTAATTCAGTCCTTTCATGTAATTTGGTTTTCCATGAGCGCCTTTTGACGCTCTGCGGCAGACATGACATACCGTCCATGATCGTCCTTTTTGTAAATGTCCGCCTTGGTCATCGCACTCCCGCCGCTATTTACAGGAGGTGCAGCAGTCTGTGCTCCCTGGGTTGTTGTGGTTTGGATGAAATCCGACCATTCACTTTTGATGCTTTCTGTGAGCTTGTCCACATCCTTGACAGCACCCTTTTCATCCAGCTCCACGCGGTCCACATCAGACACACGAAGCACGGCATCAAGGCGTTTGTCGCTCACCCCGGCTTGTTTCAGAAGTTCCCGGTATGCCTTTTCCTTGGCGGCGCGGGTCTCCTTCTTGGCCTGTTCACTCTTGTAGCCCTCAAATTCCTCTTTGATGGCCTCGTATTTAACCTTCCAACTGTCCTTCTTTCCAGCCTCAAGGTCATTCTGCGCTTTTTCGAGCTGCCGCTGTACCTCGGGCAGTGTTTCCGCATCGGCCTTATACTTTGCCACATCGGCTTTCAGACCGTCTACGGTCTCGGTGTGCATGTTGATAATTTCATCAATCTTTTCGTCCTCAATGCCCATGGCCTTGAGGGCTCGTCTGGTGAGTGCGATAAGTCATTCCTCCTCTTCATATTTCCATGTGTATCTTCCGGCGCTTTTGCTCCATCTAGACAATGCATTGTTTATTGCTTGTCTTGAAATTCCTGTAATATCAGCAGCGTAAGAAATGCTTTTGTACTCGGCTACTTTTTCACCGTCCATCGTATATTGAGAAACTTTCTTTGACTTGCTGTAATCAATGTTGTACTGTTTGGAGCACCACTCTAAATTTTCCACATGGTTGTTGCTTGGGTTTTCATCTTTGTGATTTACCTCTGGAAGGTTTTCTGGATTATCCAAGAAAGCAATCGCAACCAACCGATGAACAGAAACGGAACTTTGAACATTGTCTTTCGACAAATGGACAAATTTATATTTCCCTGCTCTGGTGCCTTGCTTAAGGAGTTTTCCGCCAACCTTGAACATCCCCCTTCCATTGCTCAAAACCCTTGGGAGAGAAATAACTTCTCCTTCGTCGCTTACGGCATATAATCCTTCATAGCCCGCGACTTCGCGCCAAAGTGCCATAATCAGTCTCCTTTTCTTCGGCCCCAGTGCTTCGGGGGCGACTGTGATATAAAAACCGCTGTCCTCTGCGGTGTTTACCAAAAAGAAAAAGGAGCCAATTTACAAGAAATTCTTGCAAATCAGCTCCACTTAGCCCTTCTGCCTAAACGCTTATAGACAGGAACAATATTCAATTGCTATGTATTTATTTTATCATTTTTCTTTTGTAAAATCAATCAAATCTTCTTTTATTGTTCCAATTACTTCACGCTTAACCCGAACAATTCTTATTCCATCCTTGACAGGTCTAAATTCAACGCATTCTTTGTTGTACAAAGCGGAATTTATTTTTTTAATTGTTTTTTCATCCATTCTTCATCTCATCCTCAATAATATTCCGGTAGGTTTGGGCGTGGTCAGCCACCGCCGGTTTCAAAAACGGCTGCGCCGGGTTACCTGCTGTCCAGTGCCAGTTGCCCTCGGCGTCCTGATAGACCCACGGCGTGGGGCGGCCGCCCTCGGCATATTTGCCGGTTCCCAGCTCTTGATAAATCATGTAATCCAGGTTTGTCCCGATATATACCGCTGGTTCGGATTCATCCACTTTATGGGAAATGCTGTTTCTGCCTGCTCCTGTATCCACGGGTGCAAGGTCTTTTGCGTATCCTTCCGCTTGTTCGCCGCACCGCTCTAGTGCCCGCACAACGGCGTCATGCATGGCCTCCAGCACTTCGGCGCTGTAATCTTTGAACACCACACCGCCCAAATCAGGCACGGCTTTTCACCCACCTTTCCCACTGCTCGTATGTCATTTCCTCCACCACCACGTTTCGGCCCGTCTTAGGGTCACGCACACGCATCTTGCGTGGCTCTGCTTCGATACCGGGCGCTTCTACCGTCCGCAGAGTGCAACGGCAGTTATAGACATTTGCAGGCTTGGCCCGTGGGTCTCCCGGATATCGTATCTTCCCCAGTTCGGAAGTAAACGGCTCGTCCCATTCCACCGTCTGCCCGTCCAGCTTCTGGTGGCTATGCCGTGTACGTCCGTCCTTTGTGGCAACCCAGCGTTTTCTAACCTTGATTCCCATATCAGAAGCAGTTTTATAGCTATCCATACGTCCGGCGTTCTGCGCCCCTGTGACAGCTGTTCTAGCCGCTCTCACAGCGCTGGCGCGGTTCATCTCGCTCACCCTGGCTTGCAAATCGGTAGAAATCTTCCCCACGCTTTTACCTTGCAAAAGTCCGCTGGTAACGCTCTTGGTGATTTGTTTCTTACCCCACTTTAAATCAATTCCCCGTTTGATGGCCTTTTTCTTAGGGTAATAGGGCATCAGGTCAGGCTCTTCCACGATGAGCCGCCGAATGGTGGATTCATCCCACAAGGTAAACCCCACGTTTCCGGCCACTTTTTCAATGGTGTACGCCGCATAGTTGCGGTTGAGGGAGTAAATACCCGGCGTGGCGTCATTCACATAGGCGATTGCCACCTCGTTTGCCTTGGTCATACGTTGCGCTATCTTCTCCCGCAGGTCTTGATACCGTTCTCCCCGTCCGATCTGGTTGAGCCGCCATTGCTTATAGTCCTGCTCCGTCCAGACTTTGCCATTTATCTCCGTGCCGATCAGGGCTTTCATTTCCTCGTCTCGCTCACGGAACCGCTCAAAGTAAATTTTGATAGCGTCGGAAAGCTCGTCCTGCGCCTCTCGGTAGACTTTGGCAATACGCTTTTCCAGCGCGGCCAGTTCCTTTTCGGTCAGACGATGGGCTTCATCAGGCTTCGGCATCCTCCGTCACCTCGGTTTCCTCTTCCACCTCCGGTGGGAATGTTTCTTCTTCCAACCGCTCTGTTTCCTCCGCCGCCTTGCGCTCCATCAACGCGTCGTATTGGTCGGCGTCACCGTTGATGGTCAGCAGCTTTTTTGTAATATATTCGTCGTCGTAATACTCCGCGCCCATGAGGATGGTCTGCGTCTCTTCGGCCCGGTTAATGATGCGGCTACGAGTGTAGGATGGTTCATCGTCAATGCCCGCCAAGGCCAGAATCCCAAGAATAAATTCTGTTACGCTGGCCTCAAAGTCATCTACCTTGAGATCAAGAGGCGTGTAGCTGGCGGCAATGGCCGTGGCTGTTTGATTGCCAGCTGATACCGCCGAGCTGTCAAACGCCTGGAAATCTTCGTATAGCTTACGTTTGAGCATGTCGATGGTCGCCTCAGTACCGCTGAACGGCGCTTCAATGGTGTGCGGTTCGGCTGTTGCTCCCTCATCCCCCTCAACTCCGGCGTGAACGATATGCATCGTGCGCACTTTGTCCAAGAACTTTGCGTCATCCAGATCCTCCATACCACCGCAGTTAGTCAGCACCCAATAGATCAGATTCCCCTCATCGACATTGTTGACCATGTTGGAGGTACAGAGGTCGAGCGCATCCACAGTATTTCTCTTTCCGGTCAATTCTGAGAGAGCATCTTCACCATTTTTTAGTGGCACAATCGGGAAGGACGGATAATTCTCGCCGTCGTAGATTTCCGTCCCATCTGCCTCGGTGCTACGCAAATGCAGGATGTAAGACCGCTTCTCTTTTTTGACTGTCATATCTTCACCGCTACGCTGGATGTAGTCCGTGTATCCGTCCTCTTCGTACAGAGTTGCTCGCAACGGCTTGTCTTCCGCCACCTGCCAGAAACGGATGCCGGCCATCAGTGCGCCATTCTCTTCATCATAGAGAGGAACAAATTCCCGCAACCTGAACACGTCCACATGGTCGAAATTCCAAAAACCAAACGAAACGCCGGCAATCAGGGCATATTTCCCGGCTCTGACTATTTCCAAGTCAAACTTCTTGCCCAGCTTGTCCTTTGTTGCATCATTCTGAAATGTCACACCATTGCCCAAGAGATAGGAAACCTCTTGCCGCACATCAAGGCCAAAAAAGCTGCTTGCGATCTTGTGGTTTGCTGTGTACATATCCCTATGAGCATGACCCTGCATATCGTATATAATTTTCTCGTAGCGATTGATGGTCGGATTCTCTCCCTTAAAGTATAGTTCAGCATCTACCGCCATTTTATAGGCCTCGCTGCCTTTGTGCTCATTGATCGCCCGCTGGATAAAATCCATCTGGGCTTTTTCCTCTTTTCCCACGGCAAGTAAATCCTGATATGTAAGCAAAAAATCACCTCTCCCACAGTGGGATATATTGCTGTTGTCCCGCCTTGCGCACCTTATGCCGAAGAATGGTCATTGTGAAGTAACGTATATCATCCATGGCGTGGTCGTTCTCCTTGATCGGCTTGTCCTCCGTGGATTTTTCATCCCAGCGATACAAGCCGAACTCCCGGATCGCGTCTTTGCAGCTCCGATATACCTTGATCGTCCCGTCTTGGATATATCGGGCCGTAGTAGCAATCCCCGGAATCACATCATTGACTGCCTTTTGTACCCTGAACCTCTTGTGCCGCCGGATGACCTCAATAAACGATGCTGCCGACGGGTCAATGACAACGGACTTCACTGGCAAATCACCAGCCAGCTTTTCCAGTTCAATATAATATTCCTCGTCGGTCTTGTTACTGCGTTCATCCCGCCCCGAGTAGTAGTATTCCCGCACCCGCGTAGCCACCTTGCCATTCCAACACCACAGTCCAGCGGAAAATGGGTTTAATGTGCCATAGTCACAGGACATATAATACTCACCACTCTCCGGCACCTCGTCCGTAATGTTTCTCTCATCAAACATAGGATACACCAGCCCCTCTGCCACAACCCACAACCCTCTAATGAACCGATCATAAAACACGCCGGAAAACATGGATTCATACTGCTCAATGACCTCCTCCGTCAGCCCTGGGTTATCTCGCATGGTAAAGTGAAGATACAGTGCATTTCTTTTATCATGCTTCTTAATCCATTCCAAATAAAACCAATGCTGCGGACTTTCTGGGTTGCAGGAGAACCATTTCTTGTTTCCATCTACAGAACAACGCGCCAGGGCCTGTTCCACGAAGGAACGGGGCATAAGCGCAACCTCATCCAATAGAACACCTGCCAGCGTTCGCCCTTGGATCAGTGCTGCGCTGCTTTCATCCTTGCCGCCAAACACCTCAAACCAATTTGTCGTAGTTCCCCGGCGCACCTCAAGGATCTTCTCTGATCGGCGCCAACGCATGGTATACTTTTCTTTTGCCAGCGTCATAGCTGTGAAAGGGACAATAATATTCTTTGAGCATGAATCAACGGTTTTCCCACAAATACCAAACCGCTGACCAGAGAAGTTTTCCATGGCCCAGCGAACAAACGCCCACATCATGATAGAGGTTTTGCCCGATCGGACTGCACCGTCACAGATAATGGCATCATATTTGGAGTATGGGAATGCAAGGATTTTCTTTTGTTGTGGACTAATCATCGCTTTCCAACCCTTCCGCCAGTTCTCTCAAACTCTGGCTCAAACCATCTTCCTTGGCATCATTCCCAGGACCACCGCCAAAGGCTGTGAATTTATCAATCAGTGTCCCAAGCGCTGTCGTAACCTCTGCGGCGCTGCGCGCATTCTGAATCTTCTCTGGAAGAACGGAAAGTCCTACCTCAATAATATCGCATACTGCTTGCCTGCGACTTTCCATGTAGGCCAGGATATCGGCTGTATTTTCTTCCTTTTTTTGGCTAAGTTTCTCTGCGAAATCTTCAGATGCCTCCACGACACGCCGAGCAGTTTCCCCACACACATGATTTCTTTTGGCAACTGCGTTGTAGCTGCCAAGTTCCAGATAATCAGCCACTATTTTCTTTTTCTGCTTATCTGTCAACCGTGCAGCCATAACTAACCTCATCAATAAAAATCTATTTTTGGTGGTTCCTCTTGGAATCGAACCAAGGCCCGGCAGTTATGAGCTGCCTGCTCGACCTTCGAGCTAAAGAACCGGATACCCCTTGCGGGGTATGTTGCGGGTTTTGTCAGGCTTTCCGCAGGCCTGTTTACACTTCCGCACGCACCTTCTCTGAAATGGTCTGCGTCTCCAACCACAGGTTTCAGAGAAATGGCGAATGGCGCGTGCTTCGGTTCACTTTGCGGCCGCAAAGCAATTTGCTGATTCGGTGGAAGCACAATCTCCTTCCATCAAATTTCCCCAGCTGGGAATGGTCACCCGTTTTGGAGTTGCACCAAAATCCGCTCTGGCCGGGTGATAGGGAGGCGAGAACAAGGCTCGCGCTCCCAAAGAAAAAGGAGGTACGCCCGATATTGAGACCGCCTCGGAGCCGGGCGAAGGAGGAAGAAAATCTTCTGTTTTATACATAGCAGCAAAGAAAATGAATTTTCTTTGCCTGCGTATGTATAAAACCATTTCCTGTCTAAATTATATCGCAGCCCTCCATTTCGGTCAAATTGTTAGACGATCTTAACACTTTGTTTACAATTTTAATTTTGTCTCTGTGTACGTAATTCCAACCGCATACGCCGCCCATACATCGGAAGAGAACCCATAGAACCAATCTGGGTTCTTTTTCGTCCCCTTCCCGTTTTTCAGATCATGGGTTGCAAATCGGTCAATCAGTGCTCGTCGGATATTGGCATCCTTGGCCCTGCTGTCATGGCAGAGATGGAGCTTTTCATCCTGGCGGTATATGTAGTCCACTGGCTTCTGTGCTGCTTGCGTGAATCTCCCCACCCATTCGCAGGTTTCAAAAACATTGCGTCCAACCGGCATGCCGTAGCTTGCCAAGCGTTCAATGACTACAAGATCATACTTCTCCAACTGGAGAATCAAAAGGACCACAGCATTTTGTTCTTTGCCAAACCGCAGCGGACGTAAATCTTCGCTGTCTATGAAGCAATAGGCGCTCTGCTTGTCCCCTGGGTCAATCGCTAAGATTGTCATTCATTGCCCTCATGCTGTCAAATATCCTCATCAAGATCGTAGTGGTTAAACACCCACCGCAGAACCTCCACTAACCCGTCTTTATCAAAGTTGTAGTGGTCAAGCAGCCACCACAAAGCCTTCGCTAACTCGTCTTTTGTGACGCTACTGCACCTCTCCATGTATGCCACCTGTTCAATGGCAAGTCTCCTTGTTTTGATGGGGATGTATTCATTGTTCAGTCCTGTTTTTATAATATTTACGGCCTGATCGGGAAAGACATTGGAAGTTGGAAAAAGGATTTTACTGCTCATGCTGTCCGCCCTCCCCGTCGTGGATGGAGCCGATGACCTCAATTCCGCTCGTTGACAGATGTATATTTACGCCCATGCTTTCAGCGCCATTCAACCAAACACAAAATCTATTCCACTCTTGGTCATAGCATACAGGGGCTTCTTTTTGTTCGCCGTTCCAATTCGTCCAATGGATGATATCCCCCTCAAAAATCTTCGTTCCGTTCTTGTCGGTCAGACCGGCGTACTGACAAACTGTGAATGGGTCTACCTCAACTCGCGCTCCTGCAATATCTTGAATATCACAAATCTCATGTACATCAAGGACGCCTACCGGCCCTATATAATACCCTTCCACCCACTCGCCATCACTTAGCCGCTTGGCTTTGAAAAGGATCTCTCTCATTCTGCACCTCCGATGATCTCGTCAAGGGTGATGATTTCATTTTGGCGAAGAGAAGGAAACAAAGAGGGGTCGAGTATTGCAATGACAAGTTTCCTGTTGAAAACTCTAATGCCGAAGCCATACATCTCAATGCTTTCTGCCTCTGAGTATAACATCTTGATAGCCTTCGCCCTCTCCACCTCCTGCTCCGTCCAGCGGGGCTCGCGGATGATGCAGTCGGGGTGATTGATAATGTAACAAAGTTCGCTGGAGGCCACTTCTCCACCATGTACATTTCTAATTTCTCCATCTGTGCCGATAAAATAACTTTTCACTTCGTCAAATGGGAAATCATTAAACTGGAAGTTCTGGTTTACCTCCATCCCAAGCACCTCGCAAATTCTCGGCTTGTTCATGTTGTCCTCCTCCTTTTTTTGCGACTGAATTGCGACTTTTTTGCGACTGGTCGCAATCATCCTCTACCACCTCATAACCCATCAAGCGAGCAGCTTCATTTGGGTTGTCATTTATCCAGGTGGAACACATACCTTTTGTTTTATTCGATATAGGACAAAACAAACAAGACAAGTTAGCACAAAATCCTGACGCTTCACAGTTATTATGTACTACTTCATACACTTCTTTTGTATTCGGATTCCGAAACTTCATGGTCAGCCATCCTTTCGCTTTCCTTCACTACAAAATCCATTAAGCGGCATAGCTTTCTCACCGCACCAAACATAGCCGGACCCACCTGGTTTAGCTTTTTCGCATTCTCGGCAATAGCACCCGCCAGCGACATGGACGGGGTCAATGATTGGCTGCTCGTCTATAATCTGGGGGATGAATGCTTCTCCCCAATTACTCATTATGGGTAGTCCTTTTACTTGTCTTTTCAGTTCATCAACATCAATTAGTCTCATGGTTGGCCCCGCTTCCCATTGCTTTATCAAAACAATCTTCACACCACGGTTTCCCGTCCACTTGTACACTGGGCAGGTCCCCCTTCCGCAGTGTGGGGCGCTGGTACCGGCATTCCTTGACCAGCGGTCCGGCCCTTTGTCGGACACAAATCCAGGTAGACATCAAGGGATCAACTCCCATCTCGCCTATTCCACTTTTCAGTGATTGCTTTTATTGCCTTGCCCATATCAAAGCAGCAGTTTGCCATAGGATTTGCGTAAATGCGTGTTTCCAAGCCGCACTTTGCGCATACAATAGAAAACTCTGCCACTGTAACCATAGTGTTCAATTTGCAGAGCACTACTTCTCCGCCGCAATGCGGGCAATTCTTTAGTTTAATCATTTCCGCCCTCCCCGTCGTGGGTGTTACCGCAAACACCTTCACTACAAAATCCATTAAGTGGCATAGCTTTCTTGCCGCACCAAACATAGCCAGACCCACCTGGTTTAGCTTTTTCGCACTCCCTGCACCTGACCACCGCCACCACATTAGGTCCAAGATCAATATCAATTGGCCCATGGTCCATATACTCGTTGCACTTGGCCATTGCCTGAAACCCTGGAATATGTATTTTCACTGATCACCCTCCTTATCCATGCGAGCGCCACAGTTGGGGCAAATCGCAGTATTTACGATGTATACTGACCTAACATGACAAACACTGCAAGTTCCACACATACAACTTTTAATCAGTCTATTTGGCCCTAAAAACTCCCATCTCCCGTGCCTCACCTCCGCAACGTCGGCGGCGGGCTCTTTCAGAACAATATCAAACGTTGACCCGGGAAGGACATCAGCTCGTCTTGTTTCATCATACCCAAGATTTTTTAAGAGCTGTGCCCTCTCAATGTACTCCTTCATTCCTTTTCCCTCCGTAGTGCGGCCTCAATTTCCAAAATCGAGAATGTATGACTTAATGGCTCTGCATTCGGTATTTCAGTCTCCGCCGTGATAAATATATTTTCAGGCGTGTAATCCTTAATAACCGCATTGCACCAAAACCCTGTGCTACTCT